CGTGAGTACCAGAACTGTCACCAGAGAAACGAGTCTCTGCTTCGTTGAACAATGCTTCACGGTTAGAAGTAGAACCACCTTTGTAGCGTGACTTCATAGCGAAGATCAAACCAGTTGGGCCATTCATAGGTTGAACACCACACACATCATAAGCGATGAGGTTAGGCATTGCACGGCGTACTAATGAGATTAGTACTGGGTCAAAGTTGTTAACTGAACCAGTTGCGTTTGCAGGAGCAGCAGCGTTTTCAGTCATGAAACCTTGAGAAGCAGAACGTTCTTCTGAGATTGCTTTCTCTTGGTTTTCTAGGATTGCAGCGGTAACTGCACGGCGGTGATTGTCTTGAATCACGCCAGCAGACTCTTCGTTAAGAACTGGAGCCCACTTTTCGATTAAATTATCGTAAGATTGCATTTGGATATTCCTTATTAATTATCTTTTAGGTGTTGTTTTGCGAATAGTTTGAAGATATTGTTCCATTACAGAAGATACTTCAACAGTACTGTCAGCGTCTTCTATAATTGATTCTACTTCTTCACTACTTGCGACTTCTTTGGCGAAGTGTGACTCGATGATTGTTTGGACTTTAGATTCGAAAGAATCATCAAAATCAAAACCTTCAACAAGTGACTTCAATTTAACTACTTGAGTTTCTGCAAGGTCACGTGACGCTTCTCTGATAACAGATTCACGTTTGTAATCTTCCAACTCAGCAGCAGTTTCGATTACTCTCTGAGTGCTTTCGTTGAGTTTAGTTTCTAACTCTTCGACAGACTCAGCAAGTTCGTCAACTAGGTCTACCTTAGACTCTGGTACGTCAATGTAAGACTCTGAGAACAGGTCTTTCATTTTGTCCATGAAAGTTTCAGCGATTTCAGTACGGAGACCGTTCTGAATTGCAACTTGATTACTTTCCATCCAAGATTCAACTACATAATTCAGGTAGCTGTCTACTTTCTCTACAAGGTCTGCTTTAGTAGAAGATACTTCTTCTGCTAATTCTTCCTTATACTGCGTTTCTAAACGATCAACTTCTTCTGACAATTTAGATTTTACAGCTGACTCAAAAATTACTGCGGTTTTTGCCTTAAACTCATCACTGAGAGTGGCTTCAGACTCGACTAATGCATCTAGTTCAGCAGCAGTGTCAACACTTGTTTCAGCGATGACTTCATCTGTACCCATATCTACTGATTCTTCAACACCACAAACTGCCTCGTAAGCAGACTGAATATCCGCCTTCTTACCTTTCAACAGTTGAGCATTGATTGCACTAACCATACCCGCTTTAGTTTTTGGAGCAGGAGCTTTCTTAACGGCGTCAGCTGCTTTCTTTACAGATGCGATAGACTCGTCTTCGCCTTCTGTACCTTCTACAACTTCGGTCGTTTCTTCGAGAGTTTCTTCCACAATGTCGTTAATTTCTTCATCGTGAAGTTCAACTTCGACTTTATTTTCTTCAGTCATTATTGACTCCTTACATATTAGATTTGATTAACGAGAGGAAATTTTTGAACTCTCGAACACTTGTCTCATATAAGACAGTTTTCGGAGCGTTTTTAATTTCAGTCTCCATTTCTTCAATTACTTGAGGTTTCAAAACACCGTTATTCCAAACCCAGTCTACACCTTCCATTATACCATTAACGAAAGCTTCAGGTGCGCTAGGGTCTTGTACAATGTCAACAGTACTAAGAATAAAGTCGTCTTTAACGACCATTGCGCCATTTTGTCTCTCAAGACTACCCATACCACGAGTTGACACACCTAGTTGAACACCACCATCAAGAAGACCTTTAACAATCTTACCCATCGGAGTATCCAATATTTGTGCCTTTCCAACCACATCATTTCCCTCAAACTTGAGGTCTGTGATGAGATGTGAAACTTTATCCAAGTTAACAGTCGGCCCTTCGGGGTGATTCAACTCACCTACGGCACGTTTCTGACTAACTTGTTCTTGAACGTACTTGTCTACAGCTCTTTCCATAATTGCTTTAGGATAGACACGTCCGTTACGATTCTTCTTATCTGCCTGTGCGAAAACGCCTTCGATGACGTAGTTCTTCTCGCCATTCTCTTTCTTTTCAACAAGACAGGATAGAGTATTATTATCCGTAAATTCTGTAATTAACTTCATTAGGTCAATTCCTCTATTACTTTTTTTGCAGATTTCTCTGCATCCTTTTGTGACTTGAAGGCGTCTAACTTGTCACCATCAATATATACCACAAAAGGTAGAGTCCCCTTCTCCTTTACAATGAGAACAGGGATACGTTTAATCTTCTTATCAAAGACTACTTCACCTTTCGGTTTCTTTTTTATTTCGGACAGTATTTCTTTATAAGATTTCATAGTATTATTTATACAAATTAATATTTATAAAATTAATTATCTTTGTAGAAAACCCGCCTTTGCCGAAGGCGTTTTACCACCCTTAAACATATTGGGGTTGGTCGCTAGATGACTCGGTAACTTACCCTTCTTTATCAACTTATGTAGTACTTTCTGTAACTCGTGAGTGTCTACCCCAAGTTGTCTAGCGACCTTTGCGATTCCTGCCGCACCTTGTTTTGGATTCTTTTTTCTCCAATCAAGGTAGTAACGAATTGCTTTCTTATATAGCATACCCTTTACGCCAGGAATTTTCACTGCGATATCTGTCGGAATATTAATAGATTCCATGATTGCTTCATCAATGTCTTCATCAGTTAGAACTTCAATTAAATCAAATTCTTCTGTGAATGTCTTGAAACTAATCATCGGTTTCCTCTTCCTCTACTACTTCTTCCTCTTCCTCAACATCATCTAACTCAACTTCTTCATCTTCGATGTCTTCGATGTCATCGTCTTGGTCGTTGAAGATTGCTTGTGCAGTTGCAATACGTTGTGCTTCTAGTGCATCTGCCATCTTGTCTTGTATAAGACTATTGAAAGAACCTTCCGCATTATTCAAGTCACCATCAGTGATTTGATTTATTAGGTTTTCTACCGCAGTAGGTTCTACAACTTCTTGTTCTTGATTTTCTACTTCACTCATTATTATTCCTCATCTTCGTCTACAGTGGAATTTTCACCTTCGACTTGTTTTTTCATTTCTTCGATGTCCTCATCAGACATCATCATTACGTTCTTCATTGCCCACTCACGTGAGAAATACTCGCCCACATACTGTGATACCTGATCAAGAGTTTGCAGTCTGTTCTGCAATAGTTCTGCATCCTTTAACTCAGTAAAGTGGTTGTCTCTCTGGAAGTCTACTGTGATATATCCTTTCCAAGTCTCCCAATCCTGTTCGGTAATAATACCTTTTAGAATTAGTTGTTTCTTCAGAATACCACTAAACAATGCAGAGAATCTTCTACGAAGTCTGTCAATAAACTTCTGGAACTTAACTTCGTCCCTTCCGATTTCGGTTGACCTACCCAGAGAAAACTGTGATTCTTGTTCCAAACGAGATACAGGTACGTTCAACGCACGATACAATCTCTTCTGGAAGTAGATGATATCATCAATCTGACCAAGATTCTCACCGCCAGGCAGTGTACTTATCTCTGTGCCACGACCACCCTCTCTACGAGGTAACCAGAAGTCTTCCAACATAGACATATGTTTGCGGTCATCTTTTAGTTGACCAGTGTTCGAATCGTAGACAATCTTATTACGATAACGAGACATGATGTCCTTCATGTATGCTTCTGACTTATTGCGTGGCATATTACCCACGTCAATATAGAAGATTCTACGTTCGGGGGCACGTGCAAGACGATAGATTACAAGTGAATCTTCCATCATGCGTAATTGATTAATTGGTTTCAGTGCCTTATGTAGGTAGGACACAACCTGTTTCTTACTTGGGTCTAATAGACCACTAGAAACATATGAGATACTATCGGGAGAAAGTCTTACACCTTGATTGGTTCCTGCTTTCTCTTGATAGATATAAAATTCGTTGACCTTCTCGACAACCTTTGCGCCTGAGATAGGGTCTTTTTTATAGTTTACTTCTTTAACTTTACGAATCTTTGCAGCATCGATAGGTCGGATTTCTTGAATACCCGACTTTAGATTAGATTCGTTTACTACGAGGTGGTGATATACTCGACCATCTACATAGAATGAACGGAATATGTCATGACCGAGTTCTGTAAAGTTCATCATATTATAGATGTTGTTGAACTCTTCGACCATTTGTTTTTTGATATTTTCGGGAGCTTCTACTTTCTCTAGATTAAGTTCACATGAACCATCCATCTCAGAACCCACAATAGACTCGTTGACGATATCTTCTACGGCAGCATCAACTTCGGGATGTGTCGCAACACCACGATATTTGAGTACAAGTGCTTGGTTGTCTTTCGCCTTATTCCCTTCCATGTCAATGTACTGACCATAGTGAGAACCAGACGCTGTTACATAACCCGCACCATCATCATCGGTGGGAGCAACAATCGACCTTAACTTGTCTTTTTCTTTTGTTGGTTTTTCCTGACGTTTCAGTTCGAAACCAAATAATTTTATACCGCTATTATCGTTATCTGCCATATCTTACCTTCAAATTCCTTATTATAAAAGTGACAGAGGGATTTCTCCCCCTGCCCTTTTATGTATAACTAGATTAACTAGTGGTATCACTTTCCCAGTACTGGACTTGGAACTCAACCGTGAACTCTTCAATCACATCGTTTGTTTCATAGTTAACGTCAATTGCACTAACGTTAGTCGGGAAACATCCTCTGAAATTGTAGGTCTTAGTTGCATTACCTTCTCTATCTAATTGTTCAATAACCAAATCTGCCTGATAATCGATAGGATTAACCAGACCAGAGTTTGATTGATGTCCATTGATACCATTCATCCAGCGTTCCATAGCATTACGGATACTGAAATCGGTATCATTTAGAATAGTCACAGTCCAAGGTTCAAATGTACGGTCACCCGCCATTTTCAGTTGTCTACCACGGAAAGGTACATCGAATACGTTCATAATCGAAGCAGGTAACTGTGCAGCCTTACACAAGAAGGATGTAAGTTCTACATCACCACCCGCATAGCCTGGAAAGTTAACTGTCGCTTTGAACAGATTGGGACGAGCACCGCCCCCTCTTAATTTTGACTTAAAGTCATCTACACCTAATACAGCCATTTTTATTTCCCCTTATACCGTGCCAACTACTTCTTCAAAGTCCACACCAGTTCTAACTGCAACAAAGTTCAATGTTACGTAGTTAATAGAACGAGCGGGTTTGATGAAGATAGAAGCGATAAATTCATTACGATCAACCACAGCACCAGTGTTGTTTGTTTCATCACATACAACCTTAAAGTCTGTAATACCTCTTCGACCTTGAATCTCTCGCAAGAAAGGTTCCACAATGTTTACGAACTCTGCACGAGTAAACTCGTCATTGAACTCAAACATCACGTTACGTCCAGCGATTCCAATTGCTCTTTCGATACCAAGGAACAATCTACGTACATTGATACGATCAAATGCAGAAGGTCTTGATTCGGAAGTCTTATCACCATAAAGGATAATTCCTTCGCCTGGGATATTTGCGATTGGGTTAATACCTGCTTTGTACAGAGTATCTCTGTCCGACTTTACTGGTGAGAGAGCGATATCAGTTATACCAAGATAACGTCCTCGTCTACTACCAGCGGGTGAGAACCAAGGTGCAGCAACCAAGTCTGTCGCAGCCATCAGACCAGCGGTCGATGATGCAGCAGGGATTTTGATGTACTTGTCGTTATACTTATCATATACTTTCAAGAAGTTGTTATCTTGAATTAAGTATGATGATTTGGTATATTCTTTGTTACAAGCAACGACAGCAGCAGTAGTACCAAGAGTGATTGCAGCCTGAGATGGAGATGCGACCGCAACACAATCTTTACGAAGCGAACCAGCGGTTGCAACAAGATCATTCACGATGGTTTTTGCATCTATATCCGTTGAACCTAATGGAGCGATTAAGAAATCCACTTCGATATTATCTACATCTTCAAAATGGTCAAATCCACTTAGAATCGAACCTGTACTTAATGGGTCAGTATCAGTCGAACCACTGTGGAAATTCCACGTTTGTTGAGATGTACGACCAACTGGAGAACCAAAGTCTTTGGTGACTGCTGGGTTATTAACAGTACTATTCCAATTCGAAGCTGTATCACTGAATGTTGCAGAAGGGTCGCCTGCACTGTCACCACTAACTAGTGTTGAGTTATGCAGTTTTGCGCCAAAGTCAGCAGAATCTGCTGAACTAGCTGAGTGAGGAACACCAGCGTAAATCCACTGAGACCTTGTCTTCAATACTTCTTTGAAGTAGTTTGACGTGCCATCAGTGTTTTTAGCGTTCTTTGCAACAGAGAGGAATGGGAATGTTTCTAATACCGTTCCTTGAACACCAGTGATCGAACCTTCATTATCGTATACAACAACATGAAGTTCGTCATTTTTACCATTCAGAGATTCAACGTGTTTTGATGTGCCTGGAGCCTCATCAAATTGACTAGCGTAAGTCCAACTATTAAATGCTGAAGCTTTTGCAGATTGACTACCATCGAGAGCATCGGTTAGTGAACCGAAGATTGATACACCAAGAGAACTACCTAACTTGCCTGGGTATTTCGCAATGAATACACCATCAGATGAATCTACCGTGAGGGATTCAAAAGCATCCTCATTTTTGATCTGGTCTGCTGTCAGTGAACCAAGACTGTTGTGGTTACACAAAGCATTCTTGTCACTATCGGTTTCACGTACTACGTGAAGTGAGTTGGAGTAACGTAAAAAGTAAGCAGCAGAATGAAAATCTACTGTACTTGTTGAGTCGGGTGACGAAAAGGTGTTGACCAATCCATTCTCATCCGAGACTAGAGTGGGTACACCTACTGGGCCCCAACCGAACTTCCCTACAAATGCACCAGTAGAAGTTTGAACATTAGGCACTACGCCCGTAAGGTCAATTTCCTTTACTGTTACAGCAGGAGAAGCAGAGGGTGTGAAAAGTGCCATAACTTTATCCTTTTTTTCGTTTATCTAATTATAAGTTTTCATAATACGTTTATTTTCAATACTTTTATTTATAATAATAACTATTTATAGAAAACGCTTGACAATTCTTGTAATTACGTGTATAATCTAAGCTGTGTTTGGGGAGAGTTGAATACTACCATTCAGTACCACCTTCGAAGTTATGCCAACCTTTATGTTCCTCATCATCTACAATGTCATTCAATCCATTATCGATAAAACCAACTGGTGGTACATCATCATCAATTTCTTTCATTTTTCTTGCGAACATCATCTCTTTTAGATTGATGTCTGTCATATCGGCAAAGAATTGAGATGTAACAAAGTATCCGAACATAACCAGATTCATCATTAGATCATCGTGGTTACCATCAGATGCTTCGTATGACTGACCTTTTGAAGTGAAAGTTGATATCTCCATAATAGTATTCTCATCAACGATACTCAACTTCTTCTCTTCTAGGATATCCTTGATAGAAGAACAACCAAGTCTCTTGGTCTTCCTATTTATCTCGATACCAATTCTGTTCGCTTTGACTGCGGACTCCATATGAAGGTTCTCATACTCTAGGTCTTGATACAGTCCATTACATACAACTGTACCCTGATCATTGGATTCAACAACAACATATGCCTCATTGTAGAAATTTGCGTACTTATATATAACATTAGGAAAGAGTAAAGGAGATATAGTATTATTGCGATAGACAGCAACCTGTTTGAAAGGTCTCGTGCTAATGTCGATTACGTTAAACGTAGAATAATCCTGTCCTCTTCCTTTTGATACGTCCACCATCATAACATATTCATGTTCTTTCTGTGGGTTGTCATATATTAATAAGTCCCCCCCTTCACGATGAGTTGAAGGTTGTGCGGCACGAAAACCTAATAGTGTCTCGGCATTAATTAGGGTATCACCTGTCCCAAAGAAAGTATTACCAAATTCTTGGTCAAACTGTAATTGGGATGTATTACCTATCGTCTGTCTCTTCCACGCTTCATCTCTGCCAGGCACATCATACCAGTTCACTGTAAACGGAACAAAGTCATTTACCTTTTGTACCGCACCTTCCCATATCTTATGGAAGGTATTACCGATACCATTTGCGGTAGATGTAATGATTACCTTGGTGTCCTTACCCGCAGAGATTACTGGATAGGTAGAAGTGTAAAACTCATTTGCACGTTCAACAAACGCAAACTCATCTAGGAACAATAGGTTAACAGACATACCACGAATAGAACTACCAGAGGTAGATGCTGCAATGATACGAGAATTGTTACTAAATTCTATAGAACCTTTGTTGAGTGCTTTAGTGCCTGGCTGTAGGAAGAATGGAAGATTCTCTAACATCAACGTGACACGACCCAACATCTCTCTTGCGGTAGAACCTTTGTTAGCAAGTACGGCAATAACCTTCTCACTAT